TAATATGTTAAAACTAGAAGATTTTGAAAGGACCGTAGATGACATCCACCGCTATTCTTATACCGGCTAGATACGGCAGCACACGTTTTCCTGGTAAGCCACTAACACTTTTAGATGGTGTTCCTATGGTTAAACGAGTATATGATAAGTGTGTAGCAACTGGCTACGACACATATGTACTAACAGACGATATGTCTATTGCGCATCTATTTAATGATAATGATTGTAGGATAGATAATACTGATTACCAAAATGGAACTGAAAGATGTGCTGGCGCAATAAATCTAATTCGTAAGTATGACCAGTATATTAATGTTCAAGGTGATATGCCTGATGTGACAGAGGAAATGATCGAAAAGACGATTTGGCATTTAAAAAACTATCCTGTTACTACTATGTGTGCTATGATGCCAGAGGAACAACAGAATGATCCTAATACAGTTAAACTAGTAAGAGCTGCAGATAAGTGTTTATGGTTTGGTAGAGGCATGACTGGGTATGGTGATTGGCACTTGGGAATTTATGGATACAAGAGGAATGCGTTAGAAATGTATCCTGGTTTGACAGGCACACGTGAAGAGCGTATTGAAGAACTAGAACAACTCCGCTGGTTAAAAAATGGATGGGATATCGGTGTATTTCCATGTGAGTTTAACGGAGTAGAAATCAACACACCAGAAGATGCAAAGAAGTGGAATGAAAAATGAAAGCTGGAAAAGTATGGGGTACGACAGAACTGATTGAAGCAAATGGCGCTTTAGAGTTTCACCGTATTGAAATGTTTGAAGGCGGTGTATGCTCGAAGCATTTGCACCGCTACAAGTGGAATGGGTTCTATGTAGAGTCAGGCAGAATGCTTATTCGTACATGGCAACGCGACTACGATTTAGTTGATGTTACTATTCTAGAAGAAGGCGATTATCATAAAGTTAAACCTGGTCTTTATCATCAATTTGAGTGTGTTGAAGATGGTATAGCATATGAACTATATTGGGCCGAGTTTAATCATAACGATATTGAACGAGAAAGTGTTGGATTTCACCAAGATGAGATTGAGCATGATGGTACTTGATAAGCTGTTTTTAGATGTAAATAGAGTAGAAGTTATTGATAACAATGGTCGCTCATACACTAAAAACCGAGTAGGTGAGGTGAAAGTACAGCTTCAAGACGATATGAGAACACTAAAATTGTTTGTTCAGTTTGAAGAAGATGAGGAAATATCAATTGACTAATTGGCAAGCAACATGGAAGGTCTTAAAAGAGCTATGGCTATAGGAATAACATTTAGCACTTTTGATTTGTTACACGCAGGTCATATCGCTATGCTAAGAGAAGCAAAAAATCAATGTGATTATCTAATCTGTGGTTTACAAGTAAATCCTGCCGCGGAAAGATCTGAAAAAAACACACCAGTTCAAACACTAGTAGAAAGATGGATGCAACTACAAGCTGTAAAATATGTAAATGAAATTATACCCTATGAGACCGAAACAGACATAGAAGATATTTTAAAAATGTTTGATATAGATGTTAGAATTATAGGTCAAGAATATAAAGACGGAAAATTTACTGGAAGAGCTACTTGCTCTGCCCGAGGAATAGAAATTTATTTTAATAAAAGAGACCATAGATTCTCCACTAGCGATTTACGCGATAGAGTGTATGGAGAAGAACTTAAAAAAGACATTGGAGGTCTTACATGAAAATAACTATAGTTGGCTATGGTTTTGTGGGTAGAGCTGTAGAGTATGGATTTAGAACTCCTAAAGTAAGAATGCAAATTGTTGATCCTAAATACGGTAAAACCTGCTATAACAGTTTAAAGGACGTTAATCTAGAAGAAAATATAACGTTTGTTTGTGTACCAACTCCTATGAATAAAGACGGTTCTATAGATTCCACCATTCTGGTAGATACAGTTAAAGAGCTAAAAGAACGAATGTCCGGAATAATTGTTATCAAATCTACGGTAACTCCTGATATAATTAAAAAACTCGTAGTAGGTTCGGGCGGTACTAGAATCGTATATAACCCAGAGTTTTTAACAGAAAAGAATGCTATAGATGATTTCATAAATCCTGATAAGCATATCTTTGGCGGAAACGACGGATTTATCGACAACCTAGAATTCTACTATAAAGAATATAGCCTTTGTAGACCTTGTCCAGTACATCGAATGTCTGCGGTAGACGCTAGTTTTGTAAAATATGGAATTAACTCTTTCTTAGCTATGAAAGTTCTGTTTTTTAATCAGCTATATGATGTAGTAGAAAATAACGAAGCAGCTTATAATAAGATAGTGAATGCTATAACATCGGATAGTAGAATAGGTAGATCTCATTCTGCAGTTCCTGGGCTTGATAATAAGCGAGGATACGGAGGAGCTTGCTTTCCAAAGGATACAAGCGCGTTATTTAATTTAGATAAAGGGTTTACATTACTAGGAGAATGTGTTAGAATTAATAATGAATACAGATCTCAATATGAATTAGACCAAAGGGAAATAGAACAACATGTCGATTATGGACAAACTGAAGAAAAACAGTAAAATCAAAACTTCTGAAGTTCTTGCGGACTCAAAATTCTTTACAGAAGTAGATATGACACCAACTGATGTACCTATGATTAACGTAGCACTTTCAGGTTCTGTCGATGGAGGACTGGCACCTGGACTTACAGTACTGGCTGGGCCTTCAAAACATTTTAAAACATCGTTTGCTTTACTGATGGCAGCATCGTATCTGAAAAAGCACCCAGAAGCTGTTATGCTATTTTATGATTCAGAGTTTGGTTCTCCTCAAGCTTATTTCGAGCAGTTTGATATTGATACAACCCGCATTTTACATACACCAATTACAAATGTAGAAGAGCTTAAATTTGATCTTATTTCTCAATTAGAAGAAATTTCGAGAGATGACAAAGTAATTGTTGTAATTGATTCTATTGGTAACTTAGCTTCTAAGAAAGAGCTAGATGATGCAATCAATGAAAAATCAGTAGCAGATATGTCACGTGCGAAAGCTTTAAAAGGTTTATTTCGTATGTCGACACCATATCTTACAATGAAGAATATTCCTCTGATTGCTGTTAACCATACGTATATGGAAATTGGCTTGTTTCCAAAAGCCATTGTAGGTGGTGGCACCGGAATTTATTATTCTGCAGATAATATTTGGATCTTAGGTCGTCAACAAGATAAAAAGGGTACAGAAATACAAGGTTATCATTTCGTAATTAACGTGGAGAAAAGCCGTTATGTTAAAGAAAAATCTAAAATTCCTATCACTGTCTCTTGGGATGGTGGTGTCCGTAAGTACTCTGGCTTGCTCGATTGTGCTCTTGCTGGTAATTATGTCACTAAGCCTTCCAATGGCTGGTATGCTGCGGTTGATCAAAGTACTGGAGAAATTGGACATAAGGTTCGGCACGCTGACACTCTTGATGAATCCTTCTGGAGTCCAATCTTTGCTAATACAGATTTTAAAGACTTCTTGAAAAAACAATACAGTATTGGTCATCAATCTCTAGTAGATATGGATAAGATTGTGGAAGAAGCATAATGAAAGAAAACACTGATTATGAATTTATTCCAGTTGAGGGTCAAGATAACTGGAATATAAGAATAAAAACAGGAGATTATATAGAGACTGTGTTTCAGTTCGGAGCTTTAGCAGTAAATGAAGGAGATGAGTCTTTAAGCTTTAATTTTGAAGTAATCTCCTCACCTATAGAAGATTTAGTTCCTGATGAAGATATTGGTTTACAAAAGAACGTAGGCAGTATACTATATGATGTATTAGAACAGGCTAGCGCGATGGGGCAAAATGAGTAACGTAGAACAAGTAATATTACGAAATGTGTTGAATAACGAATCTTATATGCGTAAGGTTCTACCGTTTATTCAGCCAGATTATTTTCAAGGAGTTTACAATCTTCTTTTTAAAGAAGCTGCAGCATATGTAGCAAAATTCAATACACTGCCGACTAAAGATTCTCTTAAGATTGAAGTCGATGGATCTGATAGGTTTAATCAAGATATGTATGGTGCAGCCATGGAGATTATTCCAGTGCTGTTTGAAAAGGATAATGCTGATCAAGAATGGCTTATGAGCACTACTGAAAAATGGTGTCAAGATAGGGCTATTCATAATGCTGTCATGGAATCAATAAGTATTATTGATGGGAAGCATAAGTCTCTTACTAAGAATGCTATGCCAGATCTCCTAACAAAAGCTTTAGCAGTAACCTTTGATCCTTCAGTAGGTCACGACTATATTGAAGATGTTGAAAAACGATATGATTTTTATCATGAAGATGAAGAGCGTATTCCTTTTGATTTAGAATACTTTAATCAAATCACAAAAGGCGGATTACCTAACAAAACTCTTAACATTGCTCTTGCTGGTACAGGTGTAGGTAAATCATTGTTTATGTGCCACATGGCAGGTAATGTTTTAACTCAAGGTAAAAACGTATTATACATAACTATGGAAATGGCAGAAGAACGTATTGCAGAACGGATTGATGCCAATCTGCTAAATATCCCTCTTGACCAGCTACAGCATATCACTAAAGAGATGCTAACTTCGAAGGTAGATAAGCTCGCATCTAGAACAAACGGCAAGCTCATTATCAAAGAATATCCCACTGGTTCTGCTCATACAGGCCATTTTAGAGCACTGTTAAATGAGCTTAAACTCAAGAAGAACTTTGTGCCAGAAATGATATTTATTGATTACCTTAATATATGTTCTTCTTCTCGAATGAAAGGAATGGGTGGTGCAATTAACTCTTACACTTATATCAAAGCAATTGCTGAAGAATTACGAGGACTTGCAGTTGAGTTTAACGTCCCGCTTGTATCTGCAACGCAAACGACGCGTAGTGGTTTTGGTAGCTCGGATCCTGGGCTTGAAGATACGAGCGAGTCTTTTGGATTACCCGCAACGGCAGATCTAATGTTTGCCCTTATATCTTCAGAAGAGCTTGAAGCTCAAGGCCAAATAATGGTTAAACAATTAAAGAATAGATATAACGATCCTAATAACAATAAGAGATTTGTTATTGGAATTGATAAATCTCGTATGAGGCTGATAGATGAAGAAAATGGAACTGAAGGTGTAGTAAATGATGTTCCCACTTTTGATAAAACTGAAATGAACCAAAGGTTTAAGGACTTTAAAATACAATGAAAGGAAATAAATAATGGCTGTAATAGAAAAAAATAAAAAGACAAGTATCGGAAGTCGTAATGTTAAAACGTCTTCTATGAACAAATCAAAGAAAAGAAGTTTTAAAAAGTACAGAGGTCAAGGTAAGTAATGAAAACTCGTCTCCTATCATATACTCAACCAGTAAGACATGTTCACTCAGGTGATCTTGGTATTATGGGTTTAGATAACATTCAAGATTTGATTGCGTATTGCGCTCGAGTATCAAATCCAAATAATCAAAGTAATACAAAAACTACAGCAAAACTTCTTAATTATCTTATTGAGCATAAGCATTGGTCTCCGTTTGAAATGGCTTCTGTTACCATGGAAATTGAAACAACAAGAGATATCGCTAGACAGTTTCTACGTCACCGATCATTTTCGTTTCAAGAGTTTTCTCAGCGGTATGCTGACATCCGTGATCTTAATGATAATTTTGTAATTCGTGATGCTCGAATGCAAGATCCTAAAAATCGTCAAAACTCTGTCGTAACAGATGATGCCGATCTACAAGAACGTTGGGCTGAGATGCAAGCCGATGTGATCGCCTGCTCAAAGGCGGCATACAGCTGGGCACTAGCAAACGGTATTGCGAAAGAGCAAGCCCGTGCAGTTTTACCAGAAGGAAATACTGTCTCTCGGCTCTACGTAAATGGTACTATTAGGTCATGGATTCACTATATTGATCTAAGATCCTCAAATGGTACACAACAAGAGCACATGGACTTGGCAAAAGAAATAGCGAACGCCATAAGTATAATATATCCTAGTATCATAGACTTTATAAAGGAGTAAAATATGTTTCACGGTCGTCAAAGAAAGATTAGCACCTTTCACGCAGATAGCGGAAAGGGATATGCGGAAGTATGGATGGACTTTAAAGAAGAAGTGGCTTTTATAAAATACTTTGATGATAATGATGTTAAGTTTTTCGAAGAGGATTTCCCCAATAAGACCACACGCTATGTTGAAGACGCTGCGCAGAATTGGGCGTTAGGAATTAAAAAACTTGATGGAAACTTTCAGCTTGGATTATTATAGTATGTACAATGCTTGTAAAATATTGTAGAATAAATTATATTAAATATGGAGAATAAAATGAGTGATTTTGCTAATGACATGTACATGATGCATAACAAATTCGGCGTACGTGAGTGGTTTGAAGCCAATAAAGAAAATAAAGATCTTATGCAGAAATATCTCATGTTTCGTATGCTTATGATCGGTGAAGAATACCAAGAGACATTGTCTGCTATTAATAATTCTGATGCAGAGGAAGTCGTTGATGGTCTAATTGATATGTGCGTATTTGCTATCGGCACTCTTGATATTATGGGTGTTGATGCTAATAAAGCATGGGATGCTATATACCAAGCTAATATGGCAAAAGAGCCAGGCGTAAAGCCTGGTCGCCCTAATCGTTTTGGATTGCCCGATTTACTAAAGCCAAGTGGTTGGCAAGGGCCATCACACGAAGGCAATCATGGCGATCTGCCGAGTATCGTCTAATGAAAAATGAAGGTGAAAAACTTTGGAAAAAGGTGAAGAAAATGGATCTAGGAAACCCGATGATAACAGCCCTTGTTGGGCTGGTCATTTTTTATATTGGACTTAAGACATTCTCAGGTGGAATGAAATCTATGGGGAATATGGAACACCTTAACTGGTTTCTAGGTAGTCCGATCTATATGTTTTTTGGTGGAATTATCATGACATTGCTATGGCAATCATCTTCACTATCTACTACTGCTATTATTGCATTAGTTGCTTCTGGTGCTTTACCGCTGCCTGCAGCTATTGCATGCGTTCTTGGTGCTAATATTGGTACGACAGGTACAATATGGCTGGCTGGTTTATTTGTCTCTGATGGAATGCCTAAAGGTGATACGCTACGAATTGCAATGGCACATACTGGAATGAACCTACTTATGGCTCTTATGCTACTACCTTTTGTTGGACGAATAGCGCAGTATTTAGCTAGATTTGGATAAAAATTCTAAGTCATTGATTACAAACAAAACAAAAATGCGCTTCGGCGCATTTTTTTGTGTACATTGCTTTTTAAACGTGTTATAAAGGTTATAACAAAAGGAGAAAACAATGTTTGAAGTTGGAATGGGAATTATTCGTCAATATAGAGATTATACTGCAAAAGGTGAAATCACTTCTATTCACGATGATGCGGATGGCGAAACACTTATTAGCGTTATGTACGACGATGGTGCCGTGAAAACTTACACCGAAAATTGCGTAGAACAAAACTTAGGTCGTCGCATGATTGTAACCGAGGAGGTAATCTGGTAATGCTTTATATTCGTGAAATCGAAAAAATGTTCAACTGCACATTCGACTATGCAGAAAAAATCTTTGATAACATGGGTGGTCTTGGCTTTGACTTCTCTCAATCTTCGCAAGAAGAGTTCAATGCAACTGCAACTGAAATCTTTCAACTTATGGAAAATGGAGTAATATAATATGGTATTCGTAACTTTTAAAAATCGTTCTTCTGATAGCTATCGTTTTTCTTGTTCTGATATTGATGATCCTGCGATTTCAGAATTAAAACTACTGATTCGCAACCAAAACAAATATCTTAATAAATTTAATAAAGCTATTGGCTACAAAAAATATTCTACAAAAGGTCTTCGTATTCGTCCTCGCGGCCCTCGCCTTTCTACATATGCTCACGACACACCAATTGAAAATGCCACTCACTTTGACGTGTATACAAGAGATTATTGTTAATGACTCACTTTAAAGCTAAGGTCGATAAAGCTTTTATTATTCAGCGTGACGAAAAGGTCAATAAAGATAATCGACCAAACCCCTATTTTAGATGGGATTCTGAATTTGTAGAATTCCATCAAGCAAAGGTTGATCAATTTCAGACTTTATATGATGGCTATGAATATGATACATATCATCAGATACTTGGAGCCATTGATTATAAAATGTACTCTAAGTCTGGTGTTCATGTATCTGAGTATATTCAAAAACAAATTAAAGCTGGTAAAATCGATCAGCTTGGAATTTGGATGTGGTCGAGGCCCTGGGGTGGTCCGCTCGAAGAAAATCAAGTAGTAGAATATACAGTCATCGATTATGTTGACGCAAAAGAAGCATTAAAACACATAGATGAAAATAATAGATTTACATATCCTCTATAATATGGTAGAATACAATTATGAAATACGATAATGGCAAACCCCCGATTCACCTTGTACCAACTCTCGCTATTGAATCTGCAGCGAGAGTACTAGAATTTGGTGCAAAGAAATACGGTGAAAACAACTGGCGTGATGACATAAACACGACTGAGTGGAGTAGATCTTATTCTTCTCTTCAGCGTCACTTAATGGCATATTGGAATAAAGAAGATACTGATCCTGAGTCTGGTCTTCTCCATCTCGATCACGCTTTAACGCAACTTATGATTCTTCGTGTAGCATACGAAGAAGGTAAAGATATGGATGATAGATATGAAAGCAAATAGCGTAAACGACGTACGGCAATTCTTTATTAATGAACTTAAAGATGAAGCATTCACTATAGATAAAACTGGCGCTAAAACTATTGAATTAATCGGTGCATCTTTTATTGCAACCGAAAAGTCTATATTTGGTGTACCCAACCAGGATTACATTAACCAAGAACTGCTATGGTACCATAACATGTCGACTAATATCAATGACATTTTTGGTGAACATCGTGATCCTCCAGCAGCATGGAAGTATGCTTCCAATTCACATGGTGAGATTAACTCTAACTATGGCAAACTTATCTTCAGTGATACTTACAATAAACAGTACGATAATGTATTAACAGAACTGCTAGAGAATCCTGATGGAAGACGTGCTACCATGGTTTATAATCGCCCTAGCATTTGGCTTGATTATAAAGATAACGGCAAAAATGATTTCATCTGTACCAACGCTGTCACTTATTATATTCGTGATGGTCTGCTTCATGCTGTAGTCCAAATGCGTTCTAATGACGTAGTCTTTGGTTACAAAAATGATTACGCATGGCAAATGCATGTAGTACAAAAACTATGCGACGATTATAACTTCCGACGTTTTGAACGCACTGCAAGCGGCAGTGGCGAGGCTATTGAACCAGCCTTGATGACGTGGCAAGTACAAAATTTGCACGTTTATGAACGGCATTTTGATATAGTAGTTTAAAACTGCTATATCTACTACACAACAACAAAACAAGGAACTTAATATGGAACTTCATAATGAAGACCTCGGCCCTGTAACCGAGGATAAAAAAACATGGGGTTGGTTTGAAATTTTCAATGTATGGTCTAACGATATTCAATCACTCTTTGGATATACTTTAGCAGCATCACTATTCTTATCATATGGCCTTTCTGGCTGGTCTGTCTTTTCTGCTATTTTGGTAGCAGGACTTTTTGTTATGGTGCTGGTAAACCTAATGGGTAAACCTTCTGTACAGCATGGCATTCCATTTCCAGTTATGGCTCGAGCGAGTATGGGTGTAAAGGGCGCTAACTTTCCGGCTGTATTACGAGCTGTTGTGGCCATCTTCTGGTATGGCGCGCAAACTTATTTTGCATCAACAGCTTTGTCTCTCTTAATTAAATCTCTTTTAGGAATTGAGCCATCGAGTATGTGGCTTGGTATGACTGGCATTGATTGGGTATCGTTCTTAATTGTGTGGGGTTTTCAGATCTTCTTGTTTATGAAAGGCATTGATACTATCGCTAAGTTCTTAAATTTTGCGGGAGTGTTTGTATATGCTGTTATGATTGTTCTTGCTCTTCTTATTTGGAATGCGGCCGGATCAGGACTCATGACAGAAGTAGGTACTATCTTTCAAGGCGTAGGTGATTATAGTGGAACAGCACTCAGTGCGTGGTTCGCAGTAGTTGGTACAATGATTGCATACTTTGCGGCTGTTGTAATTAACTACGGTGATTTCTCTAGATTTGTAAAATCACAAAAGGAAATGAGAAAGGGCAATCTACTTGGCTTGCCATTAAACATTGCTTTCTTTTCGTTAATCGCTTTAGTAGTTACTGCTGGTACTATTGTAGTCTTCGGTGAACCAATGACAAATCCTACTGATATTGTGGCAGCTGTCGGATCTTTACCACTTACTATTGTAGCTGCTATCGCGTTCTTCTTTGCGACTGTTGGCATTAATATGGTGGCTAACTTTATTCCACCTGCTTATGATCTTGCCAATCTAGCACCAGCTAAGATCGACTTTAGACTTGGTGGTTTGATTACATCGGCATTTGCTCTCGTAATTGGTGGTCTTTGGGTTTCAGTAGTAAGTCAAATGGGTATCTTCAATTTTGTAAATACCTTTGGCGCTGTACTCGCTCCGATCTATGGTATTATGATGGTCGATCACTATATGATCAAGAAAGAAGCACTAGATATTGATGAACTATTTAATGCATCTGAAGATGGTGAATACTATTATGACAATGGTTGGAACAAGAAAGCACTCGCAGCTTGGGCATTGCCTGCAGCGTTCTCTCTTGGAACGGTATGGTTGCCAGTTCTTGGCTTCTTATCAGGATTCGGATGGGTAATTGGTGCCGCACTCGGTGGAATTATTTATTTTACAATCATGAAAAAATAGTGTATAATAAACGAGTAGGGCGAAAGTCCTACTCGACACAAAAAAAGGTTTATATTATGGTTAATAAATGGGATAAGCGATATCTTGATCTAGCATCTGGAGTCGCTAATTGGTCGAAAGATCCTTCATCTAAAATCGGTGCGATTGCTGTAGGATCAAAAGGACAAGTGCTTGCTCAAGGCTACAACGGATTTCCAAGAGGAATTAGTGATAGTTTTGATCGATATGCAAACAAAGATGTTAAGTATAAGTTTGTAGTTCATGCTGAAATGAACTGCATATACAATGCTACATATAATGGTGTATCACTTGACGGTGCAACTCTCTATGTTCATGGATTACCTGTCTGCTCTGATTGCGCAAAGGGTATTATTCAGGTTGGAATTAAGAGAGTTGTTATGCCGCTAGCAGAATACCCACAACGATGGATCGAGTCGTTTGCATATTCATCGGAACTCTTTAGTGAAGCTGGTGTTGATTATGAGTTTATAGAATGATAGTCGGAACCTTTAGTAAAATACCTAAGAAGACATCAAGCCACAGTTATGGCTATGCCAGAACTTGGTCAGAAAATCTTAATGTACCCATTGACCATACGAATGGAAAGCACAAAGATGTTTATCTTTTGCCTGGTGCTAATTTTGGTGGTACTATTAATCTTATGGGTGGGTTTAACGAAGTTATTAAGGTTTGGATCGATAACTTGCTCGCTTCAGAAACAATAACAGTACTGGACGGCTCTCCAGTTGACTACGGTGCGCAGTTAAAGAAGCGAAAAGACGTAACTGACAAAGATTGGTGCGATGCAATAACTGAGAAGCTTTCTGAAGCTAAGCCTCTTGTAGGCAGTGATTTACCACACGAATGGTTAGCAATCGGTGACAGTCACGTGTGCGCATATGCACCGAAGAATAGTAGTGTAGTCAAGCAAGATGGTACTACATTGTTTGGCCAAATCAATGAAGATTTTGCATACATCAGGTCTCATATCAAACCGCATCATAAAGGTGTTACCATATCTCTTGGCAATATTGATGTACGTCACCATTTATGCAGAGTAGAAACTAGCATCTATAAAATGGTCGAAGCATATAGCGATTTCGGAAAGAGTCTTGGCATTGAAGTAGAATACGCGGTGCCGTGGCCAATTGAATTCGAAGGCCGTAAACTTCCTCAGACCGGGTATTACAAGAAGCAACCATTTTGGGGCTCAAGAGATGAAAGAATGAAA